TACCTGTTGCATATCCTTACCACCTTCCATTATTGATTGGAACATATCAGTAAAAGCATCTGCAAGCAAATCGGTAGCAGTCTGAGCATTGGTGAGGGTTTGAAGTTGTTTAGCCATTGATTTAAACATCTCTGTGCTGCCTTGTCCATTCTCTGACATCAATTGCAATTTCTTTTCCAATGCAGAGATATGTCCTGAAAGTAAATTAGTATTGGTGGAGGCATTATCAAGAGCATTGTTCATATCAGTTAACCAACGAAGCTCTTGAGCATTCTGAAGATCAACCAATTCAGATTTTAATTGCTTAATACGATCAACTGTTTCCTGTACAGCTTTCTCATCGAGTACTACTCCCTTTTCTTCCTTCTTGGTAAACATATCACGAAGGTCCCGTTGAGCTGCCTGCAGAGCATAACTTACTACTTCAATTTTACCGGCTAATCCTCCAAAAGCATCAGCTTCCGACTGGAGAATATTAAGCATTTTGTTATCTTCTGCTTTTTCCTTCTGCTCATTCCACAGCTGAAGGTCACGATAAGCTTTCCGGATAATAGCAACCTGAGCTGCTATATCTGCTCCGGCAGCAATACCAAAAAGGGAAGTTTTCCCTGCTGATTTTGTAACAAGCTCAATCAGACTTTCATAATTCTTTTTATAAGCCTCAAACGTAGCAGAAGCATCATCGAAAGAAGGATCTATAAATTTTCGTAGGTGAATTGCTGCAAGATCAGAGTTAAGATCGTCAGTAAATTTCTTTATCTTTTCTCTTGTGTCTGAAAAATTAATACCAAGATCCTTTAACCATTTAATAAGGGTCTGTACTTGTGAGGAGTCAGCATTTAATTTGAACTTTTCTCCTGTCAGAGTTTTAATTGTATCCAAATAAACATTAGCTTTTTCCTCAGCTAAATCAAACGGCTTTCCTATTGCTTCATATATTTTTGATTGTTCTTCTAATCCATGAATAGTATCAAGCATAGTTTTCCATGTATCTTTGAGTGCTTGATTTTGCTCCTTTGTAGCTTCCGTTACTTTATCAATAGCAGCCTGTTGCTCAGCAATTCGTTCTGAGGAGAATTTCCCTTGAGCTTGTTCTATTGCTGTTCCAAAATCATCATAAGCCTGTTTGGCAAATTTAAGGTGTTCCAATTGTTTTTGAGCTTCCCTTTCATTTAGTTTATCACTCTGAAATGGAAGATCCTTATTTGCTTGAAATTGCTGATAGTTTTTATACGCTTGTTCCCAAACCTGACGAGCTTTTTCCCGACCTGCTACAAGTTGATCAATAGACATTTCCTCATAATCGGTTCCAGTAAGATCCTTGAATTTCTTCATGGTATCATTTACTTGCAGCATAGTCTTATTAAAAACATCATTATCTTCTGCTATCTGACGAATCTTCTTGGCGTATTTTCCAACCGCAACCGTTGCTGTAACTGCCCCAGCAGCAAGTAGAACATAAGGATTCTTTATAAATTTTCCTACATTCCCAAGTAGATTTTTAGCAGTAACAAGTTTTCTCAATATCTCAAATTTTGCTCCCGCCTTACCGGATACTATCCCTGTCAAAGCAAGTACTCCGTTCAACGCTGCTAATGCTTTTGTCAGTCCATTAACAGCATTCATTACAATAGTAATGGTATAACCTAAAGTACTGAAAAGTAATAATGCCGGACCAGCAGCAGCTATAACCAATCCCCACATTACCTTATGTTTTCTCTGCTCTTCTGTCAGAGAATCAAACCACTGAGCAAGTTTTTCAAGTTTCTTCCCTAACCATTCAAGCATTGGAATTAATGCAGTGGCTATTTGCTTCCCTAAGGAAATCATTGACACCTGCATTCCTGCGATAGCCTTATCGTACCTTATTTTAATAGTATCCGATACCGCAGCAAATGCTTTTCCGAGAGCTCCTGATGAGTTTGTAATCTCCTTCATTATCTCAGAATTATACTTCATATTCTTTCCCGATAATGACAAAACTCCAAGCATTGCCCGGATATTTGGAAATACTTTACTGACAAGAGTTTCTCCATAAGCAGCCGACAGCTCATTTAATTTTTGCATCAAAGCCATTATACCCTGCTCACGGAGTATCTTTCTCAGATCACCATACGATGTTTTCATCTGTCCAAGAGCTTCTGATGCTTCATCCATAGCAACAGAACCCTGCTTTGTTTCTTTCATCAACACATTAAACACTCCACGGAGATATGTTGCAGCCTGAGCAGCCGTGGATCCTGTCAGGGTAATCCCTGCCATTGCCCCTGCTACCTGATCAATAGACACTCCAAGATTTGAAGCAATAGGAGTTAATGACCCCATAGCAGCAGCAAATCCAGATGCTTCTGCTTTCCCTTCCCTTACGGCAGCAACCAAGACATCCGTAGCATAAGCTGCCGTCAATCCTGTCCCCCGATAGGCATTTAGAACGGATGTAAGGTAATTTGCTACCTCCTGTGTTGTACCTAATCCAGCGGCAGCCGCTTTAGCGGATTTATTAAGTACATCCAGTGCCTGAGCTCCCTGAATACCAGACGATGCAATAAAATAAAGACCTTCAGCCAATTCCTTCGGATTACGACCAAATTCCTTAGCCATATTCTGAATATCCTTACTCCAGCCATTTACAACACTCTGAGCCGTTCCGGTCAATCCTACAATCTTCTGAATAGCAAATTCATAATCCTTTGCCATTGACATCACGGCTTTACCAGCCAAAGTCATTGGAGCTGTTATTGTAGCTGATGCCAAGTAACCAAATGTACGGATGCGTTGTGATACCAAAGCAATATGGCCGATAGCTTGTTTTGAGAACACTTCAAATGGTTGAGTTAGAGCAGGAGTGATCTTTGGAACTTTGTTTTGGATATCCTTGACAAAGTCATTTACCCTTGTCTTGGCTGTAAGTAATCCAGAGTCATCCACCCCGAGTGTAATTGTTAGAGTCCCAATATCAGCCATTTTGCTTTGGTTTTAAATTTGTTGGTGGACGAGTTGTATCAGCCCTTTTCTGCTTTTTCAATGAAGATTCATATATATCTTTCAATGCTTTTTTCATCTCATCCAAACTTTGTTTCTTGACCTCCTTAGGAGCATTCTTGTCCCACTGAGGCATATAATCAGTCAGCTCAACCAGTTGTACTTTTTTCTTTCCTGCTCCCCACTTGATAGCAATATTGGTTATTATCGTTGCCAACTCTGCCATCCTAAAATCTGCTCTCCACTCTCCTACAGGATCAAGCTGATCGGCTGCTTCCCACTCATTTATCTGATCAGCTGTAAGACCTGGAGAATGTTTCTTTAATATAGGAATTCCCAGGAAATAATAAGTACTTACTACACCATCTAAAAGAACGTCAGGGTGTAAAACCCCTAATTCTCTACAGAGTCGGAACCAGAATTGTCGGCTTGGCCGACTACGGAGTTTTTTACTAATGCCTCCTTATCCTGTTCTGATACCCGATTTATTCGTTGAGCTTCCGTTACAATCTTATCCAGTGATGCCGCAGACATATTCTGACTCAATGTTCCAATATCAGTATGTTGCAGCAATAGATTCCCTTCTTCATCACAAAGGGTAGCCACCGCCAGCTTTGCCCGGAAATCATCCAGTGCCTGTTGATACTTTCCACCAGGTCCTTCTTTTAGTAAGGATGTTTCCCAGCGGTCTCTTTCCCTACCTGACATCTGACGGACAAATACAAAATTATCTTCTCCAAGATCCACTTTTACAATCTGCACTTTTTCTTTCTGCAGAAGGTCTTTACGATTTAATAGTCCCATGATTAGTTTTTGTTTTGTTGTTTATAAAATAAAAAATTCTTGATTAGAATTAGTTTTTCAATCTACTACGACGGAGCTTCAGTAGCGGTACCTGAGTTCATTGTTACAGGTCCACTGATCTTAATAGTAACGTCGGCAGTAATCTTATCATCTGTTGGAATGGTAATAGGACATTCTGTTACCAAACCTTCAAACTCTAATGTAGTTAACTCTGCATCTGAAAGACAGATTTCATAGAAGTGAGAATTAGGATCCTCGAAATCGTCCTTAAATGCATCGTAGGTAGCTCTGGTGAAGTTCATACTGAGGGAAATTGTTCCTGCATCCCTGAAGCCAGCAATGAACTCCCGATAACCACCAGTGGAATCCAGTGACGTTACGTCAATGAAATCCCTTGTCATTGTCGGACCGGTGATAGAATTTATTTCTGCCAGGTTAGCCCAAGCTGAACCATTCCAGCGACGAAATTGTGTTCCTACCCCTGATACTGCATTACTCATTTGTTTTTACCTCCTTCTCAATAATTAAATTAAACATTTTTACCTTCTCTGAATGTCAAAATTTATGACAAAATGAGCAAGGCCGTTGTCGTCCCAAGTCATGAACGTCGGTCCATTCTTACAAGCAACAACGCTATATAAAGTTCCGTTCCATGTCTCCTGTGCCCGGCCATGGAGAGAACTAATTATATTCTGAGCCAAATCCATCGCTTCCCGGTAATCAGAATTACGAAGTCTGATCTGTACGGATGGATAATAATATGCTCCTTCTGATTTTCCTGCCAAAGACATACTTGGAGGATACCCGTAACTATCCAATATAACAACAGAGTTTTTTGGAGTGGTCGGTTCTTTACCTACGAAAAGATTAGTTCCAATGACAAGTCCGAGACTTGTATCGGCAACTAACATGGCAGCAACATCAACTGAAGTAGCATTCATTTTACTGTAGCATTTTTCTTTATCGTATCAATTATCTTGTTCCTATTTTTCTTAAAAGCTGCTTCCAACCATTTCCCTCCTGCTTGTGGTGTTCTTGGAGACCAATTAACTCCAGGAAACTTCTCTCCCATTTCATGAACAAATAAAGCATAGTTAGCAGAATAACCCATTATAACAATAGGGCCTCGTTTTGCAAGAGCATTAACAGCTGCTTTTGCTCCTCCTACAATGGCTGAGTGCTGAGCTCTCATATCCTTTGCTTTTGCCCCGGTCTTTGGATTCTTTTTGAAATGTCCGGAAAAGCCAAGTTTATCTTCCTGCTCCCCTTCAGCTGATACAACAAACCATGAAGCCCTAAGATTTCCAGTGTCCAAAGGAGTTGCTGGAGATTCATTTTCTGTAGCATTCCTAATCAATACAGCTGATTCAATCAGTCCCTTAGAAGTACGCTCTTTAATTCCAAGGATTTGAACATTGAGATTTTTTAACACCTCATCCAACCCGGTGATAGTTGTCTGATTATATCCTCCGAGATGACCAACACTTCTTTGTCCAAATCCTCTTAGTCGCTTTGCCATATTATGTTAACCAAGGTGTTAAAAATGCTTTTCGTAAAAATACAGTATTTGAACCAACTGCAGGTGTTTTTTCAAATCTTTTAATTATATGAGCTCCTACAATTGAGTGAGGATCATAAAAGCTACCACTGCTATCTGAACTATCTTCTATATCAGCCAGTGTCCCAAGATATAAAAATCCTTCCTCATCCAAATCCTGATTGACAAAAACTATTGCCCTACAAATATCCTGATAACCAATAACCTGGTTCCCAGTGATAGTTCCAAGTATCTGAGCTTTCTCCTCCCACCTGCAGACAATCTCCACAGGATCATCAAAGGTGACTGATCCGTAACCATCCTCCCGTGGATTCCCCCAATAGACAGCAGTCTGTACTAATCTTGACGTTATGAAATCTGCTATACTCATCACTCAAAACTTTTAACTGCATATAACGATGCTGCTTTCAAACCGGTCTTTGCAATTAACCCTGATGGATCAAGAGCAAGCAGGAGTTGTCCGTAGGGGGTAGATTCAAATCCTTTCCCCCACTGTCCGGCGTACTTTATCCTTGCATCTCCGATCTGCTCCTCCATAGCAACCCGGGAAGTCGTACTGGCTATGATGTGAGCAACATAACAGGCTTGAATCTTTGCAAGTAAAGCATCACTGATTGTCCCGGTATAATATTCATATACCTTTGTAAGTATCAAATCGACTGTTCCCAATAAAACATTGACATAACCTTCTCCAAGACTTGAGTCCTGCATCAGATCAGCTACATCATCTGTTGTTGCTAATACGGCCATATTTTACCTCCTTTTCTTTCTTACGTGTTGTTTCCAATAATGGATCAATATAATTGAATACTGATGGCTTCCAACGTAAACGAAGCCAATCGAGTGTTTCATACAACTGGGAATAATCTCCATAAACTAATCTCTCAGGATATACTACTTTACAATCCAGTCCTTCCGTGATCATCTCCACAAACCGCTTTTCATATTCATGAACCAACCATAACCACCCTTCCTCCTCAGACTGAATTCCTACGGCTTTCCTTTTATCGGGATCCTTGAATGCTTGCATATATCCTGTCTTTTGACAAGATTCCACTATATCTGCTGTTCTCCTGCGAACGATTACCCATTTAGCATGCGGATAGGCTGAGTGCCATACAGCCCAAATGAGAGCTGCTCTACTGCTTTTATAAAACCATTCCCCTTTTTCATATCCTTCTCTTTCAAATATCTCATCTACAGAATCCTTCCAGGTAAGTGGAATTTTTATATGTTGTTTATCCGGTAGTGGATATTGTCCCATTTCATCAGCCCAAATACTTGCAAGGTAAGGTTTTTCAAGTACCTCCTTTATAGCATCATTTTCATTTACCCCTTTATACCCGGACATACTTCCACCAAATGCTCCACAACGATTTATCACTCCTGCAATCATGGAAGCTCCTGATCGTGGGACACCTGTAACTATTATTGGAGGACGTTCTATCATGCTCTGTATTTATTTCGTACCATTACTCTTTCTGCCATTTTTTCACTATCCGAAACAA